ACCGTTACTGCCTTTAGTACTGAGATTCCTGCGATAGAACCAGCACCAATAACTCCAAGACCGCTGGCAGCAAACACTGCAACGATGCGAAGGAGGATATTTCCAAACATCTTAAATCCGTTTTTCACTCTTCTTTACTCCGTTCAATAGAATTCCGAAGTTGTGTCGAACGGTCTCTGTTACGTTTTGTGCGCCTGTCATTAAATATTGGTGCCGTTTGATTTAGTTTAAACGGACCTTTGCCACCCTTGACCAATTCTGGTTCTTTCTTCCCTCTAGGCATACTGCCTATTATCAGTCCTCTTGTATGCCAATGCTTGCTAAATAAAGTTCTTTCTCGCTCATTATGAACTCTTTAATCTGTTCTTGACGTTCTTGAATCTGTTCTTCTGTCTTTGTAATCATTTCTTTTTCTAAGTCATCTCTGTGCTCTGTGAACTGCTCTACGGCATAGTCCAGTACAGACTGCATTGTTGCAGCCTTAATTTGTGATTCTTGCCATCTGTCCTCAAATGGCTTAAGTTTTTTCTTTTCTAGAAACTCTTGTTGACTTTCTATGTTTGCAATAATTTTGTCTTGTCGGTTGCTCATGTGCCCACCCTATCAGTTTACTTGTATTGCTCCACTATTTGAATTGGTCCTGAAGTATTGACATCTAATTTGGCAGCAATCTCAATAGCCTTCTCTGGTTTTGCCCCAGCATGAATAGCACCGACTGCATAAGGAGAGCCAGAACCTATTCCGTAGATTCCATCTCCAGAACGACAAACCGATAAATCATCGGCTATATCAAAAAGTTCGCCCCCCACAGCGATGAGAAAGTTAAACCTACTCTCATCTGCTTTCCCTTCCCCCTTTCCTTCATTAAAGTCATAACCATTATCAGTCAAAAACTTTCTGAGGGAAGGCATTGTTTTGGAAATCATAAAGTGATAAATGTCTTCAGAATCTTTCATTGTAAGTTTTGGTGGGTTCCACATGTGTTGTACGACATCGCAGGGTTGAACTTCTCCACTACCTGCAATAAGGAACGCTCCACGTTGTGCAATCTTCTTCATATCGGGATGGTTGTAACGACGTCCACCGTCACCAGTTACCTGATTGTCGGCAGCAAGAACGCATTTGTCTTTGTATTGAACGCCTACGATTGTCGTCATGTCCACCCCTTCCAAGAAAGAACCCCTCAAGAATACCATTAGGTATCCTTGGAGGGTTGTAGGTCAAGATGTCCTTTTAGTCTTTATCTGCCCATTTCATGCCAAAATAAGTAACTAGTACCAAACTGGCTATAAATACACCTTGGAAGGTGATATGGGTCAAAAAGTACATTAAAGGAACTTAACCAGTTCCGCCCAAGTCTTAGGGCCAATGATGCCGTTTGAGTCAACTACGTCATGATTGTCTTGAAAAGCAACTACAGCCTTTTTTGTGGCGGGACCGTAATCACCGTCTGCAAGAAGCCCTAGGGCCTTCTGTACGACCTTGACGCCTTCACCCTTATCTCCTGGGCTAATGCGCCCAGGGAAGGCTGGAGCCTCTGTGACGGGCACCTTAGCGGTGACCTCGTTGCCCTTATAGTTAGGGCGACCAAAACCCACAATAAACGATGGAATGCCTTTGGAGTTTTTCTTGTAAGCACGAATCTTCTTTACGGCTTCTCCACCATTTGCCTGTGAGCCAGACTTCTTCTTATCCCCTGAAGTATTGCCCTCCATAGTTGTGACTGTTCCATCGCCATTATCTTTAACTACGATACCAACGTGCTCTATTGGAGCGCCGCCAGCAGCAAAGTCAAAGTACACAATGTCTCCAGGCTCTGGCTTTGCAGCCGCTGCATCTGTCCATGTGCCCATCTTTTTAAAGGCTGCGGCACCTGCCATTGTTGAAACAGTATTAGGAATCTTTACTCCAGCCTCATTTGCCACCCACATACAGAAACTTCCGCACCATGGCAAAAAGTTAGCCTTAGTAAAGGCACCAAACTTGGTCTCATTATCTTTTGGACCTTCTACATAGCCTTCTTCTTTAAGAGCAATTTCTACCATCAAAGCGGCCGTACCTTTTGCTGCCATTATTTTTTCTTCTTCCTATGTTTGTTTCCCTTGCCGATGTTCTCGGAGGCTTTCATTACCTGTAAATTCTTTGAACCACCATGGTCTTTGTTATTGTCCTTGTGGTCCACATGCTCGTCCTTAGATAACTTGCGCCCTAATTCTTTTTCTTTCTTATCACGAGCAGCATTGGTGCTCGTAGTCTTCTGAGACTTTGGGTCATACTTGACCACAATAGAACGACCACCGTTTTGCTTAGAACCCTTGTAAGGTCCATAAGTCTTAGGTCCAGTTACTTTAGCCATTACTTCAACTTCTTCTTTTGGTCCATGATGCGAACAGCCTTAACAGCCTCTGCAAGATAACCAGTAGCACTTGGCGGTTTCATCTGTGATTTAATCTTAGAGACAGGCTTTATCTTTTTAGCAGCCATTAGGCATCTGTCCTTGAGCATACGCATTTGCAATCATCTTTAATACAAACGCTGTCGTAGAGTTCGTGCCCGCACTTAATGCAGTTGCTCATTAGTCAACCGTTCCTTTGCAGCGTCGTGATGCTTTACTTCGCAGCCTCGTGCTAAGTCTGGGACGACGTATTGCTTTCCGCAGACTTTACACTTCCAGGCTTCATAACGAAAATCGTTATTCATCAAGGGCCATTATTGCAAAGAGCGGGAGAAGAGGGGGGTTAAGAGTTCCAAAGACTTTCTTCTTGCTGAAGGTCCACTTCGTTAGGTGTGGGGATGTCGGTTAAATAGACACGTGTATCTTTCTTTTTAATGTACCACTTGCCAACCCTGGTCGTATTCATCTTATAGCGACGCACCAACTCGCCAGAGACATCGTCTAGACCCAGGACACAATTGAGTTCAACGATAAGGTAATGGTTGCCATCGGCATCCCACAAGAAATCCCCATGGGCCAACCCGACCGTGCTTTTTTCCTTGTAACCGCTATTTATCTTTATGACGCCCACAGTTCATCCTCAAACAACTGGTCAGCCTCAGTCCATTTGCGAACCTTCTTCTCTTGCCAGTTTTTATTTTTAACTTCTTTTGCAATCTTCTCTCGCATCTTTGCGGTATGTAAAAGATGTTTCTCGTGTTGGTTCATCATGGAACCATAGTCACGAGTATTGTAATCTTCTTTGTAGAACTGTTGTTCTTTAATACCTGGCATTTATTTCCCCCTTGCTATTGCTGCACAATGGTGTGCTGCCTCATACACGGCTAATTCAACCTCATCTACTGGAGGCATCATGTTTTCTATCTCTGACTCAATCTCCTTGGCGATATCTTCTCCAATTGATTTGCGTACTGCTTTATAGACTTCTTCACCTAAATCAAAGTCAACATACTTGACCCAAGGTTTGCGTAATTCATAGCGTCCTATTTTCATGCCCAAAAGATATACCCATGGGTTTCGAAATTCAAGTCGGTGTGCTAGGTTGCGCTCATGCCATTTAAAGATAAAGATACCCGTAAGGCTTATCACAAGGTTTACTCGAAGAACCATTACGAGGCTAATATTGAGGAGTATAAGTTAAAGGCTCTTGAGTCCAATCGCAGGGCGCGAAAACGTAATCGGGATTACATCAAGGAGATTAAAGAGGCGACGCCTTGTATGGATTGTGGCAAGTCCTACCCTTTCTACGTGATGCACTTCGACCATATCTACGATAAGAACGGTTCGGTCTCTGACCTCTCTCGTGCTTCATCTTCGTTGGAGCGCATTCAGAAAGAGATTAATAACTGCGAATTAGTTTGCGCCAATTGTCATGCAGAACGAACATACTCACGTGCCTATGATGAAGACACTAGTGAGTGGATTTAGTTACTTTTGGCGTCATAAACATTGATAACTGTGCTGGGTTCATAGTAGTGGCGCCTTTGAGCGCTGATACTGAATGTCATTGTCATCATGGTGCTCTACAGGCACTAACATATTAGGGTTAACTTTGTTTGCACCAATTACACGGTGATGACCATTTTGAAGATAACGACCAGAATCATCATGATAAACATCTACGGGCTTTTGCACACCTTCATTTCTAATTGACCTCTGCAAACCAGTTACAACATTGTCACGCAACTTAGATGTAATCATGTCTTTGCGTGATGAGTAGTTTGGAGCATCCATCATCGGCATCTTGTTAAGTTCGTGTGCTGGCATAAACATAGCCAGTTGCTGATGGGATACTACGCTCATGAGTTAGCCTTTACTGCAGCAGTTATTTGATTTTGCTTGTAACGAGGAATCTTCTTCCAATCTTCGTTCCAGGTTTCTTTCATCTTTTGAACTCGTGAGTCAGAACTAGCATCTTGCCATTTGTGAAAATCTGGAGAAATAGGAGCAATGAGACCTAATTGGTCAGGCTTGTAATTTGGGTCTAACGAATTCTCTTTTGGAACAAATCCCCATTTAAAAGATTTTCCGTAATGTGCATCCCAATCTGGAGCAGGAGCAGTTCCTGGCTTCAACATAGTGGGATTGGTAATGTTCATTGTGTGTGGCTTGAACTGTACGAGAGACAGGCTATGTTTAGCGCTCATCTGCATAGTGTAGAACAAATGCTCCCAAGCATAGACTCGAACTATGATTCACGGCTTCAAAGGCCGTTGTCCTGCCGTTGGACGACCTGGGACTGTTTAGATATCCAACGATTGGTTAAATTGGTCTAGTGGAATTCTCCACGAACCTTCTGGTGCGTACTTCCACTCATCACGTGAGCACTCTTCCATAGGAAGCCAGCCAAATATTTCTACTTGCGAATAGTAATCACGGTCTAATACACGTGCGCCAACAAGTAACCACCCTGGTCTAATGTCTTTGGGGAAGACGGGTATCTCATCCTTAGTGCGGATGCTCTTGACTTCAATATTAGTTCCTACCTCGGCAATGTCTTTGCGGAAGTAGTGCTCTTCATTAGTGTAGAACGGAAAGGTAAAAGACTTCTTGTACAACTTAGCCACGGCGTACTCAGCCACGATGGTGCGAACGTTCGCCGCGATTTCTGGTTCAAGATTACGTTTGTTATCGCCTGCATAATTTGGCCTGTCCTCGGAGCCAAATTTCATCATCCATCGGTTGAGCGCTATGTCAGCGCAGGCACGCACTTCCTCTTTGCTTAAATCAATTGTATGACTCATCCCATATCTTTCTCATCGTCCATTGCCCCACAGATAGAGCAGGTCACCTGACCATCTAGGTCTTTTACGAAATCGTGTTCGTGTGTCATCCTATCTTTCCTAATCTGCTCATCGTGTGAGGACGGTACTCTTCTGAATATGTGACAAAAGAGTCGGGTTGGAGCGCTCATCTCATTTGCAACCCCAACAGTAGTAGGGAACGCGTTGCTCTGCCTTTGCAATGACAAATACACCAGAGCATTTATTGCAACGTGCCAACGCCTCACCAGGCTTGAGCGTGTGTGGCAAGTGCCACTCTAGCGACTGACCAGTGAGTAACTTTGTGATTGTGTGTCTTAGTCCCATTCTTTTCTCCTTGTAACGGCTACTTTAATCTTGTCTTGTGTAAACCTCAATAAAGGCATACCAATGAATGAAGTTAATTGCGAGGGTGTGGTCATAGTGACAGTAAGAAATGCTGAAACCCCACGAGTCCCATTTGCCTGCTCCGAAAGTGATTACATAACTCATAGTCTTTAGGCTACTGCCTTTACAAGAAAAAGAGAAATCTTATTTCGTAGGGGAGGTACTAC